AGACCGCTATGGAGCGCTACGGCATCGAGAAAACAACGAAGGCGATCGAGTTGCTTTATGCCCGCAACGGTATGACGGCAGAACAGAAGTTTGACGCAATTCAGGGCTTATTCACTGAGATAACCGAGCACGTAAAAACAGGGCGACGGACTGGGCTTCGCACGTTCTATGACGCTGTTACTGACTGGTCGGCGGAATTCGACGAAAGGCTCAAGCCGGATGGTCGTTCCCGCGGGTTGTCTACCGGGATCCGTTCTCTGGATGAGTTACTCGGTGTTAAGCGCATTGTACGCGGCAGTCTGTTTGTTATCGGAGCACGCCCGAAGATGGGTAAAACCACGCTCTACACCCAGATGGGGATCAACTGCGCGACGGTCGAGAACGAGCCGGCCCTTATGTTTTCTCTGGAAATGCCGGAAGGGCAGATGGTGGAGAAAATCACTGCGCAGAAGGGGAGGATCTCTCCAAACCTGTTTTACCCGGACATGACTAAGGATGACTACGGCTATCGCGGCGACTGGAACGGCGATCTGAAGAAAGCTACCGGCGTTATGGGAGCGCTGATTGACACCAATAACCTCCTGATTGATGACACCCCGGGTATTTCACTGGCGCATGTCATGGCTGAGTCACGTCGCATCAAGCGCGAACGCGGCAAGGTCGGAATGATCCTCGTCGACTACCTGACGCTGATGACTGCCGATAAGGCAGAGCGAAATGACCTGGCTTACGGGCTGATCACCAAAGGCCTCAAGACTCTGGCTAAGGAGCTGGATTGCGTCGTCGTTCTCCTGACTCAGCTCAACCGGGATCTGGAGAAGCGAACCAACAAGCGACCGCTGCCGAGCGACTCCCGCGACACAGGCCAGATAGAGCAGGACTGCGACTACTGGCTGGCAATTTACCGGGAAGGTGCCTACGACGAGAACGCAAACCAGAGTGACACAGAGCTACTGCTGCGCCTTAACCGGCATGGAGAGACCGGTGTTGTCTATTGCGAGCAGCGTCACGGGGCGATTTATGACTGCGATCAGGAGGCTGCCAGTCAGCGCCGGCGCGAGAAAGAGGAAAAACCAACCAAGCGGGGTGGATTTTGATGACAGGCAAAGACGCAATTCTGAACTACCTGAAAACGCATAAAACCTGCAGCTCTCCAGATGTCGCCGCGGCTTCCGGAATGACGCATACCTGCATCAACCAGGCTGCAAATATCCTGGCAAAGCAGGGGGTGCTAGTAGCGGAAGCTCGGGTGTGGCGGACGGTTTACTACCGGCTGGCCACGGAAGAAGAAATTTCAGGCAGGAAGAGCACAAACCAGATTTTCAACGAGTGCCGGCAGAGCCCGGCGATGAAGCGGGTACTGGCTGTTTACGGGAGAACATCAGCATGACTATCACACTAGAGGCAGTAAACGAGCTCATCGCTTCCCTGGAGAGCGCAGGCGAGCTGTCAATCAGAGAGCAGAAGTTCCTGAAGCTGGCGAAAGCGTACCAGCAGCTGGCGGCGGAGAATGTGGCGCTGAAAGCTGCATTCAACAAACCAGATGCATGGTTGTCCTGCCATTCGATTCCGCCGACATATCAAGAGCCAGATCGCGGTGGTGAGTATCTTGCAGTGCATCAGCAGCCGGGGGAGAAAAACGATGACGGCAGTGATTCGTGGCCTGTTTACGCCAAGCCTGAAATCGAAACCCCCGCCACCGATCGCATCGTAGCCGGGATTAAGGCTGATGGGGTGGAGGAGTTCATTGGTCGCCTGCAGCAGCATGTCGATGAGGGTGATTTTGTAGGCGATGAAGTTGCCGTAATTGTTGGCGCTATCGACTGCGGTAAGGAGTTTTTCGAGCAACTGCGCGAGGGGGCCGACAAATGAGCATCGCCACTTATCTCAATACCGGTTTAGCCATTCTTGGATGGGCATACATCATGGTTAAAACAGGCCAGTGGGTTACCAAAAATGCTCTGAGGCAGTGGGACAAGCGTCGTAAGGAATCTCGCCGCCAGAAAGCTGTGAATGAGTTTTATGACGCCTTTGAGCTTAACAGCCTGGAACCTGGCTCTACCGTTCGCCTGGCCACTAAAGGCGACCTGACAATCATGATGTTCCGCAGCGAGGGGGACGACAAATGATAACCGGGACTACTAATTATGACGATGTGGCAGAAGTCCGCTGCAATTTGTGCGGCGGTTATTACAAAGCCGACGATCCGGAAAGTCACGAATGTGAGGATGCAGCATGACTGATATCACCGAACTGGCGCAGAGAGAGAAATTCGAGGCTTGGTTTAAGTCGTCATTTCATCCCGACAAAACAGGTCCCTATATCAAAGACCAACTGTATTTCGCCTGGAAAGCGGCTGGCGCTGAGTTGGTACAGGCGCTGGAGAAGGCGCAGGCAGCCGAGCGCCGTTGGCATCGGGTGGCGTCACGGATACATGAGCAGGCTTGCGAAAGCGACGTGAAAATTGATGAGCTTGAGGCCATCCGCGCAGCAGCAGAAAAGCTTGTTCGCTGCAAAGGTCGCTATCACAGCGAGCAGAACTATCGCGCATTGGCGGCGCTGTTTGGCGTGAATACTCCAGACCTGCCGCCGCTGGATGGCGAGCCCCGCGCCGTCACTGTAGAAAACTTGCAGGAGAGCGCCTACAGAGCTGGCTTAACTGCTGGCTGGAATCTTGGGCTGGCTAATAACAACGACGGGTTCAATAAATGCCTGGCGGCTCATACGGCTGGCATCAAGTGGGAGGCTGAGTGATGGGAATAACTGAAGGATTCTGCGCGGACCTCTACTGCGACTGTGATGGTTGTCAGTCAGGGAAAATCTACCCGCAGGGGCAGGCTGATTTTATTGGCCGGAATATGACAGACATTTCACAGCAGGCGCGCAAAGCCGGCTGGCGCATCAGCAAAGACCGCCAGCGCTGCTATGCGCCAGGCCACAAAATTTCACGGGGAGCCAACCAATGACCAGCAAATTAACCAGAGAGCGCCTGCAGGAAATCGCTGAAGATGGATTCCTGAAGCATGGCGAAAGCAAAGAGTTGGCCCGCATTGCGCTGGCCGCAATGGACAGCGAGTCAGGGTGTTTGCCTCTCGACTACCTGCAGGGACAAAAAGACGGCCTGGAATGGGCAGCCCAACTGGCAGAAGCCAATCACCCTGAGACCGGAGACTGGCTTTACGATGACCCTATCGAGTTGGCAAAAGCTATTCGCAAAGGCCCAGATATGCCGCCAGCGCAGCCGGCAGCGGACAGCGAGCCGGATCGCAATCCTGTGCTGGCGTATGCCGACAGTTATCGTGATATGGCGAAACAAGGCGTCGAGTCAGTCCCAATATGGAGCGTCATTACCGACCTCGAGCGAAACATTGCTCCGCTCTATCGCCACGCGCAGCAGCCGGTAGTGCCGGATGATGTGCTGGACGCATTGCAGAAGGTTGCTCGTATACGCCTCGACCTGAATGACTTCGACGGCGATCGCCGTGGCATCGCTGATTGCCTTGGTGATGCCGAAGAGGCGCTCATCGAGGTGGTAAATCGCCGCGCCGCCATGCTCGCAGCCTCCCCGCAGGAGGTAAAGTGATGGCGTACATCTTCCTGATTTTCGTCATCAGCAGCAATACATCGAATATGCAGGTGGTTCCTATGCAGAGTATGGAGCAGTGCAAGGCAGCCATTAAGGCGATGAAAGTTGCAGATGATAAGAGGTCATGGGACGACGTTTCGCCGAGCGTAGATAATATTCAATGCGTAGAGGTGAAGGGTGCCTAAATCCCCCGCAGAACGCAAAGCCGCGCAGGAGGTAACGAATGGAAAATAAACCAGAGTGGCAGCAGCAGGCTGAGAAACTTGCTGAACTGTACGGAGCAAGCTTCGTGATATTCAGGAACGGAAAGGAGCCAGAGTGTGTCGATCCCACGAAAGTGGTGCTTTCATTTGATGAAGAAAGCAAAAGGCGCTTTGAGGAGTCAAGAGAAGCCATGCGTCAGGAGCACGCGATGGCATCCAGACTGACCAAGCATCGCTTTAATCCGAAATAAGGTTGATAGTGGTATATAATCCCCTCCACAGCAGAGGGGATTTTTATGTCACAGTGGAACATTGCAGCCAAATCGAAAGACGAGCAGGACAAGGTCAACGTCGACCTGGCAGCGTCCGGCGTCGCCTACAAAGAGCGCCTGAACATGCCAGTTGTCGCCGAAGTGGTAGCCAGAGAGCAGCCGGAGCATTTGCGAGAGTATTTCTTGGAGCGCGTCCGATACTACCGCGAGCAGAGCATCCAGCTACCCCGCGCATCCGATCCGCGCTATCTGGAAATGGCAGAGCAGAACGCCAAAAAATAGCGATTTTCTCGTATATGCTCATTTTGCTTTTATCCCCGTGACGGGCGATAATTACCTCGTCAGCCTGAGCAACTGACGACTTACTTCCGGCGCCAAGTGGGGACACATGGCGCACAAAACCTTAAAGCAATCCCTGTCACCGATGGCGAAAGTCACCGGCGATTTCATGCATTCATCGTTTAGCCTCTCCGGAGGTGAAGCGTGAAGCAACAATTCTGCCTTATCAACGACCACGTTAAGCATAACGTCGTCAGATTCATCCAGTCTCTGCCCGTCGACCACCGATCGCCGCTGATTATCGAGGCGCGCGAAGAAAGCCGCACCGACAAACAGAATCGCCTCATGTGGCCACTTTTGAAAGACCTGAGCGATCAGGTGATTTGGCACGGCGAAAAGCTTGAGCCAGCGGAGTGGAAAGACCTCATCACCGTGCTGGTCAGCCAGATGCAAAACCCGGAGCGTGAGCAGAAATCCGCCCCGGGCATCAACGGCGGCCGCGTCTACTTCGGCGTTCGCACCTCTCAATCCAGCAAGCGCTACATGGTCGAGGTGATCGAGGCGATTTACTGGTTCGGCACCGAGCACAATGTGAAGTTTAGCGAGAAGTCCAGCAGTCGGATTGCATGGGCCCAGGAATGGAGGGCTTCTCATGCACAGCCTGCTCGCTAAGGTAATGGAGCGCGGCATCTTCCGCGTACCTGCGCGCCGCAAGCGCAAGGTCGAAGTAAAGCCTTCCGATATCCCCACCTTTCACTATACGGCTCACCTGGCAGATGTCCGCTGGCTGCGCCGCGCTGCCAGAAGGAAAATCGCATGAGCCTTTACCGAAGCATTAATGGAGCTATCTGGCGCAACATCTGGGTTGTTGGCGATCTTCATGGGTGCCATACGCTGCTGATGAACGAGCTGGAAAGGGTCCGTTTTGACCCGTTGTGTGACCTGCTGATCTCGGTAGGTGACCTTATCGATCGCGGGGCGGAAAACGTCGAATGCCTTGAGCTAATCACAATGCCCTGGTTTATGGCCGTTCGCGGAAACCATGAGCAGATGATGCTCGACGGACTATCTTCCTCCCGGAACGTGTATCACTGGCTCGCTAACGGTGGTGGATGGTTCTTTAACCTTTACTACGACAAAGAGCGCCTGGCTATCGCGTTGACGCATTTGGTTGCAGGTTTGCCACTTATCATCGAGGTAATGACCGATGGTAAGAAGGTGGTGGTCTGCCATGCTGACTACCCGCATAACGAATACTCATATGACAAGCCCGTCGATGCAGAACAGGTGATCTGGAATCGTGAGAGAGTGAGCGCGGCTCAGGATGGGATTGTGAATGAAATATCCGGTGCAGACCTGTTTATTTTTGGGCACACCCCGTCACATCAGCCAATCCAGTACGCCAATCAGATGTATATCGATACCGGGGCTGTATTCTGCGGCCGCCTTACCTTGGTGCAGATCCAGGGTGGTGCACATGCGTAAACCAGCTCGTCGTAAATGCGCCCACTGCCGAGAATGGTTCCATCCTGCCCGGGAAGGGCAGGTGGTATGCAGTTTTGAATGCGCCAGCGCGATCGGCAAAAAACAGACAGCAAAAGCCCGGGAGGCGGCGAAGGCCAGGGCGGTGAAGCGCCAGCGCGAATCCGAAAAGGAAGGTCGCCAGCGTCGCCGGGCCAAGCGAGAGTCATTCAAGACAAAGGCCCAATGGGATAAAGAGGCTCAGTCAGCCTTTAACCGGTATATTCGCATTCGTGATGAAGGTAAGCCCTGCGTGAGCTGCGGAAACCCGCTTATTGGTAAGAGCAACTACCTGACCGGCAGCGCAATTGACGCCAGTCATTACCGTTCCCGTGGTGCGGCGTCGCACCTGAAATTCAACGTGTTCAATGTCCACTCCGCCTGCACCCGCTGCAACCGGCAGTTGAGCGGCAACGCTGTTGAATATCGCATTCACCTGATTGAACGCATTGGCCTGGATCGCGTAGAGCGCCTTGAGGCTGATAACGAGCCGCGCCGGTTCGATATTCCCTACCTGCAGCGAATCAAATCCATATTCACCCGCAGAGCCCGCGCGCTGGAGAAGCGCCGCGCCCGCCATCAGGAGGCCGCATGAGCCGTGACGTTATCGAACGCATCCGCGACCGCTGGCAAAAGCTCCGCCTCTGCCGGCACCGCGGCACCGTACTGGTTGACTACCGCATACTGAGAAATTTCGTTCGCATCTATCAGACCCTGGGAGAGACAGCATGAAACTGGAATTAACCAACGAACAGCACCAGTGGATAGATCAGTGGCTCCAGCTTTGGGGCGCATGGTGCCAGACAGGGAAGATAGACAAGGCGATGATAAATATGATTGCCAAATTCATGGCCACGGTTGAACCGCAAGCACCATCAAGGCCTGTATGCAGCGATGATGATGGGTTGCTGATTGATGCCGTAATCCGACATTACCTGAAAAACGTAGATGAGAACGCATGGAAGGTGATTTTTGCCTATTACGTCTGTAACTCAAGCGAGATAAGGATCGCTTCATGGCAGCATGCTGTGAGCAAACCCCGCCTGATGAAGACCCGCGCCGGAAACCAGTATAAGCACCCGAGCATTTCAACCATCCGCCGGGAAGTTAAGCAGATTATCAACGCGGCGCTCTTCTGCCTGTACCAGCCGCTGCAAAATGCGTTTAACGATCGCGAAAGCGTGAGGAAAATCGCAAAAAATAGTCATAACGTGCTTGCATTTCAATGAACAAATGAGCAATATATTTAGTGTAGGTTGCCGTATTTGCGTTTGACCTATCAGAACACCGAGCCTCGCCATCGTGCGGGGCTTTTTTGTATCTGCAATCCGGTCAGGGCTCTTGGGTAGAGACGTGCTGCACGACACGTCGACACCCGCCGCGCAAGAGCCTTGAACCAGATTGAGGGTCGATCGTATAAAGGTCATTACGGCAGGCTGTTAACCTGCTTATCGTGGTTCGATTCCACGTCGTCCCGCCAAATTACGGAGCTCTAGCGTAGATGGTTCGCGCGGATGCCTGAAGAGCATTAGGAGATGGTTCGATTCCATCGGGCTCCACCAAATTCGCCGGTCTAGTTCAGTGGCAGAACGGCAGCCTTGTAAGCTGCGCGTCAGAGGTTCGATTCCTTTACCCGGCACCAAATAGAAGGCCGCATAGAATGCTATTATGGCTATGGATGTTTTTTTGCTTTTGGTCTCCCACAGTCATCTTCGCAATCATGATTGAGGACAGATTTTGCTGTCTCGGTCAACATGACTGGCATGTTGATACTGTGGAAGATGAATGCAAATACATGCCATTAAAGACAATTACGCGATGCAATCGCTGCGGTAAAGTTGAATCTATTTAGTACCAAACCCAGCCAGGGTACCTTCGGCCATGATGCCGACATTGCCACACCCTCATATTCCCGCCTTGAGCGGGTTTTTTATTTTCAGGGTCGCGGGAATCACCCTCGACGCTTTGTTGGTAAATCAGCCCGACGGCCCTGACCTTCTCACACACAGCTTCCCGATCTTTCATCGGAGGCGGTAACTATGGCTAAGCGTATGCAAGACAAAGAGAGCATGGCCGGAATCACCTGGCTGGCTCTGCTGATCATTGCTGGTTGGGGCGGCCTTGTCCGATTCCTGATGGATGTGAAGCAGGGTAAAGCAAAATGGAGCTGGATAAAT